TATAAGTATAGACAATATACATTCTTGATAATATATGTGTATGAACGACTTTGAATCATCTCTGATTCTTTTAATTCTGCAAACTGATTATCATACAAGAAATCATACTGTATATGCTCACCCATACTTTCCCAGTCTTCTGGAGTTACAATATTTTTTAATATCAACTGTGTGCGAAGCATATCATTAAACATTGCAGAAAATCTTTTTCTTAAACGTCCTACAAATTTAGAGAATTTTAGTTCATCTCTTAATATTTCTGATGATCTACCCAAATTAAATCCACCATCCGCAGCGATTCTTGACTCTGGAACACCAAGTGCACGGTATAATTTTTTCTGGAAATATTCAATATCTGATAATTCCCCTAAGTTTTGTCCACCAGGTAAAGTTGTGATTTCAGTTCCTCTACCACCCTCTCTTCTTGGTAGCCAGAAATCTTCCATCATCGACATAAATTTACGATCATCTCTAACCTCTCCAGTATTAGCATCATAAACTAACTTATTACGATAACGACTCATCACTTCTTTCAAATATTGCTCAGCCTTTACCTTTGGAAGATTACCAACATCAATATAAAAGATTCTTCTTTCTGGAGCACGACTCAACCTGTAAATAACAAGCGAGTCTTCAATCATTCTAAGTTGATTAAGTGCTTTAATTGCCTTATGCATATACGACAAAACAGTTCCTTTGTTACGATCAACCAACCCAGAACTGCAGTAAACAACAGAATCTTTTGCAATTTTTACTGATCCTCTTTTAGCACCAGATCCAGCAACCATACCAGAATTATAATTTGGTTTTGCTGTATATAAAAAGTATTCTTCTATTTCTGGTTCATTTACACCCTCTGCTCCACCTTTAGATCCAACTTGTATTTTTGTTCTTGGATCTTCTTTTTTTTGCTGACGAACAAACTTCATCTTCATAGGATCAATGTATCTTAAATCCTGTATTCCCTCCATAGGATTTTTAACATCAATAACCTTTAGATAATATAATCTACCGTCTACATACCAATTTCTGAATATTTCGTGTGCTTTTCGATCAAAATCTAATATTTCCTTTATATTTTTAAATTCTTCTCTTATTGCTTTTTTTAAAGTATCTCCTGCATTAAGATTAGATAATTCTATCTCAACGGGAGAATCGTATAAATCACTAACTATAGCTTCGTTAACGACATCTTCAATAGCACCATCACACTCTGGATGTAGTGCCATCTCTCTATATCTACGGATTAGGTCGTGCTCAGTTCTGTAAACACCTTCAATATCCAGATATGATCCGTAAAATCCACTGGAAATATAATTATCAACCCCGTCCTGATTTGACTTCGGGACAGGGGATATTACTGACGGTGATTTACTTTTACCATCATCAATAGAAAAACCAAACAGTTTAGCCATAGTATAATATTTTTACTTCTATTATAGCACTATTTAGGCAATTAGTTAATGTCCTCTCCACCAGCGTTAGTACCATTACCTTTAATTGCTTCCCAGTAAAGAACTTGAAGTTCGACCTGAAACTCTTGAATTCCTTGAGCATCGTAAGATAATTCTATAGGTGCAACCTGTGTTGGGAATACATCATAGAAATGATACTTTCTTAATGTCTCTCCACTACGATCAAGTTGGAATACAAAAGCATCTGCTTGATAGTCTGCTGGATTAGTTGTACCAGTATTATCAGATACTCTATTGATTGTATTCATCCACTTCTCAAAAGCAGATCTAATTGCAAAGTCAGTATCGTTTATAATAGTAATTGTCCAAGTATCAAATGTTCGATCACCAGCAATTTTTAAAACCCTTCCTCTGAATGGTACTTCAATCGGAGCAACGTTAGATGCAGGTAAGTTTGCTGCTTTGACTAAGAATCTTGCCTTATTCAAAATATCATTCAAACCTTCCACATTAACTGCTTGTGGAAATGCTAGTTCACATTCAAAGAGATTTGAACGTGCACCACCACCACTTAGTTTACTCTTGAAATCAGTAATCTTTCTTAATGGAGGTGGATTGAGTTGGTTTCTTGTAGCCATGAGTTGTTACTTCCTTAAGTTAATTAAATGTTACCGATTACTTCCTCAAAGGATACGCCAGTTCTTGTAGCAACAAAGGTAAGACCAATGAAGTTAATTGAACGTGCGGGTTTAACGAAGATATCTGCGACAAACTCATTATTGTCTATTACAGATGCGGTGTTATTTGTTTCGTCACATATGACGACATAATCAAATATTCCTCGTTTTGCTTGAACATCACGTAGGAATGGTTCAACAATATTTACGAAGTTTGTTCTTGTAATTTCATCGTTGAACTCAAATAGTTGATCTCTTGCAGCAGCAGATATTGCATCCTCCAAGAAGATGAACAATCTACGAACGTTAATACGATCAAATGCTGATGATTTACCAAATCCAGTCTTATCACCAAATAGGATAATTCCATCACCAGGTTGGAATATTACTGGATTAATTCTATTTGAGTAAAGCACATCTCTTTGAGATTTGCTAGGATTAAATGCTAGTTTGACTGCATTTAGAATTGCCCCCCTCTGATTACCAGCAGGTGAGAACCAAGGGAATTGTGTTAGATCGTTTCTTGCACAAGTTCCAGCGATATCTCCGTTTAATGGAACATATCTGAATGTATCACTAAATCTGTCATACATATACTTGTATCCACTATCAAATACAGCGAATGTTGTCGATGTAATAGGTGAATAGAAGTTTACTACCTCATCGGTAATTTGGGAGTCACTATTTACAGTAACTGTTCCAACTGTTCCATCATTAATAAATGTTCCTCTGTTTGGTGAAATGAATGCAATTGCATCCTTTCTCGCTTCAGCGACCTGAATAATTTTGTTTGCTTTTGCTTGAACACTTGATTTTGTTCCTGAACCTGACCCCATCAAAATAAAATCTATTTCAAAGTTTTCAGTATTTTCAAATAATTCATAACCTGTTGAGATTTCACCTAGAGATGCAGTTAAAGCACCTGAAGCGGTAAGACTTGTTCCACCCTGATAATTAACACCACCACTTAGTGTATAAGTGTTACTTCCAGAACCTGCGAATGAAATACCCTCAGCATCTTGATCCCATGCAATATCTGTTGCAGGAGTAAATCCAGAACTAAAGTTAGTAGCAACGACACCTGCTGGTTGTGATCCACCAAATACATTTGTTGATGTATTATAAAGATATTTTCTCCAGTATGCTGTGCTTCCTACAGAGTACTCTGCATCCTTTGCTTTAGATAAAGCAACATGTTTTTCTAAAATTGTTCCTGCATTTCCAGTAACGTCACCAGCACCATCAATTACAAGGACGTGAATTTCATCAAATCTTGAGTTTCTAGATGATGTTGACCGTGATACTGCAAAGGTTGATGGTAAATTTCTGAAGTATCAGGCATCATCTGGTAAGTTTGTTGGTGCTGATGCTGGTGATACAATTACCGATGACAAAAAACCTACAAATTCAATGTTAGAAGGTTTTAAACCTTCAATACCTGTAGTTTTTTGTGGTCTTTTTCCAACTGATAGTGCTGATTTTAGTGATCTTAAAGATGCATTAGAGAAATTATCTTTAAATGATTCATCTTTTAGTTTTGAGGCTGAAACGTCAGCAGCATTAGGTTTTGGATTTAGATGTGGATTTTTAGGTTTATTGCATATGGAAATTATTAGAGAAAGATTAACTAGGGAATTTAATTTAGAACTAATTTCTACTGCACCGTCAGTTGTGTATGAAATCAAAAAAGTTAATGGAGAAATAGTTAAACTACATAATCCAGCTGATTTACCGGATGCTAATAATCTAGATTATATTCAAGAGCCCTGGATAACTGCTACAATTTTTGTTCCTGATCAATACCTAGGGTCAGTTTTAACCTTATGTACTGAAAGAAGAGGAGAACAAGTTGATCTAAGTTATGTTGGAACAAGAGCTATGTTGGTTTATAAGCTTCCATTAAACGAAGTCGTTTTTGATTTTTATGATAGACTAAAAAGTGTTTCTTCAGGATATGCTAGTTTTGATTACCAATTTGATAAGTATAGATTAGGAGATCTTGTAAAAGTTTCAATTCTAGTTAATGGAGAACAAGTTGATGCATTAGCAATGATCACAAATAGAGATCAAGCTGAGAAAAGAGGAAGAGCTATTTGTTTGAAATTGAAAGAATTAATTCCAAG